TTCTTCTTCCAACAGCTCTTGTTGTCTATCAATCATAGATTGGTTAACATCAGCAGCCATCTGCTGCACCCAATAACCAACAGCTATTGATAAAGCATCAAGACGGTCATCATGTACCAAGCTACCTCTATCTCTTGTTATCCTACTTAATTGATACATAAGCATGTACCTGGTTTGTTGTTCAATAGGATAGCTAAGAGCAGACCTGTAGTCATCCGTGATGACGGAAGGGTCAACGATTAGACGATGGCTATTGAGTACAGGTTCAAGAGTGTCAACAATACGAAGCTCCTTCTGTTTGTTATGTCTGACTTCTTCTATAGTTACAGGATAGGTTGTTCTAAACAGAGGCTTTATCAGCTCCATAAACATACCGTCACCAAAGTTAGACTCTATCACTACCTTATTAACTTTGTTATCCTTTGCTATAGCTACAAGTTGTTTAAGGGTCTTCTCATCGTATCCACCTCTTATCCCTCCAGCATCCGGAACAAACAGCTGACCGTTTAACATCTTCACTACAGCGTACCCTGTTTCATCCTTACCACGACCAGACGGGTCAATAGATAACACAGAGCCTGTGTACGGTATCATATCCCCAACAGTGTTAGCAGGTCTTCTGTATCTGTCCCCAGCCAACCCTACATTAGGTAACTCTCTATCACAGTTATCAGGGTCAGATGACCACACTACCTTCTCAGGGGCTACATCTACATCCACATCCATAATGACCAGATCGTTAATCTTTAGTGGGTATCTATCAGCATCCGATAGCTTAGGATTAAGCATGAACTGAAGAGCGTACCCCGTCCGACCGTACGACATCTTTCTTTCCTCTAAGTCCAGATCAGTGAACCGTAGGGGTTCTGTAGAGGTACCAACTGTCTCAGGTGTTATTCTGTCCGCTATAAGGGGTGCTAAATCGCCTCCGTAGTTGTTAATAGCTTCTCTATCGTCTGGATACTCTGAAGACCATATACGGCTCTTGTAGCCCCTCTCCCGCAGTTTGTTGTATATACTGTCTTCACATTGAGGAGTACCAAGAAAGATGATCCTTGAGGAGTCTAGGGGTTTAATGATAGCGTCGAACTCTTTTACTTGTTCATCCAGCTTATCTCTCATTCCTTGAGTAGCGGAGTTGTTAGCTACCTCCACATCGTCTGCCACGATTATATCAGCACGAGAACCTGTTAGCTGGGATGATATACCAAGGGACTTAACAGAGGGAGCGTGAGACGCAGGAGCAGGTCCTACATCGAAAGCTATCTTACTGAATCGTTGGTTCTCTGACGGCTTTAATCCTTGTAAAATGGGAATCTCCTGAATAATTCGCAAGGTAAAGGTAGAGAAGTCATCTGATCGATTCTTACTAGCTGATACAACAAGTATGTTCTTAGAGGGGTCCAGCAGCAACTGATGTACTACAAAAGCACTTGTTATCCACGACTTACCTACTCCACGGAACGCCATAATAACAGACCGCTTTGGACCGTGTTGCAGGTACTCAGCGATGTCGTATTGTAGCTCGGTGGGGTCAGGGAGGTTTAGGTGCTTCCAAACCAGGTACAGGAAGTTTCTAAAGTCCCGTAGCTTGGGCGGTATCTCTTGGTGTTTCTTCTTCTTCAAATGGTAAAGTCTTTAAGTCATCAGCTAACGCTTGTAGAGGAGTACCCATTCCGGAGTCCATAACAACATTGTTATCCTTGAGGAACTGTCTAGCTCCGTTTAATAGAGCAGCGTTGTACTCTCCTTCAGCCTCCATCAGATCAATACTGTTACGATATGCACCAGCTATCTTGTCGTGCAGTTTACTTCCTTCGGTATGACTTAGCATATACTTAGTGTATTAATAGTTGTTATCTTTGTAAACAAAAAGAGGCAGCCCGATTGGACTGCCCCTTAATGATAGATATGAGATAAACTCTTAGCTTAAAGCAGCTTCGAACTCAGCAACGGTTCCTAATTCAGTTCCGTTGTGGTAGATGTTACCGTCAAACTTCGCACGAGTAGCTGAACCGTCAGTCGAAGAGATGTCAGTAGCAGCAGCAGTTGCGGAAGTAGAGAGAACCTTAAACATGTCGTCTCCTTCGTCCCAGATCAAAGCAACATTGCTTTCAGCAGAACCACGCTCAACGATGAAACCACCGTCATTAGAAGCATTCGTTCCGGAACCAGCACCTTTAGAAAGGTTCATGATGCTGTCAGCTACATCGATGTTAGTGGTGTTTACCGAAGTGGTTGTACCATTAACAGTCAAGTTACCACTGAAAGTAGCATTGGCTGCGGAGATGTTACCGGAGAAGGAAGCGGAGTTACCGTCAGAAGCGAGCGATCCTGTAGCAGTTTGCAACGCAGAGATGTCGCTGTCATTGCTGGATACATTCGATTGCAGAGTGGAGATGTCCGAATCATTCGAAGAGACATTGCTTTGCAGCGTGCTAACATCAGATTGAAGTGAAGAAATATCACTGTCATTCGAGCTAACATTTGACTGAAGAGTGCTGATGTCAGATTGAGCAGTAGAAACATTGGACTGGAGGGTCGAGATGTCGCTATCGTTAGAAGATACAGCGTCAGCAACGCTTTTAAGTTGTGTATCAAGAGCTTCGTCAGCGGCTTTAAGGCTGGTAACAGAAGCTAAGTAGTTCGTACCACTGTTAGCACTGTAAGCACCGTTAGCACCAAGACCAGCACCACTTTGAGTAGCATCTACTTCGGACTGAAGAGAAGTTACATCACCAGCAACGCTATCAACATAAGCTTTGGTAGCAGCGTGAAGGGAGGCAGTAGGAGCACCTGAGAGCGTCAAAGCTCCGGTCATTGTTCCTCCTGCGAGGGCAAGCTTCTTATCAAGCTCTACTTTGGTTTTTTGACCCAATTGGGTAAGCAAACTAGACATAATATATAATCCTTTGTTGTGGGTTAGTTGTGTTTAAGAAAAGTATAAGGAGAGCTAATATGTGTCAAACAGCTTCGTCAGCAACCAATACATCTCCAGCTTCCGTAGTTAAAGTGTCGCTATTTTCCGCAAGTAGATGAACAGCAGTACTTACTGTACTTCCGAGAGCTATAACTTTCCAATCAGAACCATCATCAATAGCTAGGCAAGGACTACCACTGTTACCATTTGATACATAGATTATTCTACCAGAGGTTCCTATAGTAGGTAAATTATCTCCATCATACGATCCGATTTGTATAGATTGAGAAACAGAAAGCGTACCACTAATCAACCCTCCAGATGTATTCAGCTTGTTATCAAGCTTGGCTTTAACCTTCTGTCCTAATTGTGTAAGTAAGCTACTCATATCGAGGCGATGTTATATTAGGGTGTAGTTAAGCCGTCAAGGAAATCCTGGTAATCACCCACTTCTTCTTCACGAGCGTCAAGGAAGTAAGGTAGATCGTTCCAAGCAGTCGTCCCGTCACCTATCTTAATTCTGTTGCGTACTGAATCTGTTTCGATGCCTACTTCCCCAGCTAAAAGCACAGGGTTAGCAGATGCCCAGTTAGTAGCAGTATCGTTTCTAAGTTGTATTCTTTTACTAAAAGTAGCCATTTGTTACGCTCCTCCTCCATTGTAAACATCTAAATTATCACTAGCTGTAGCATTACCTGCGTCGATCTGAGGGTCACTTAGTGCAGCGTTACCACCACTCACACCGATGATGTCAGGGTCTGATGTAATAGAATCTGTAAGAACTTTTGCTGCTTCTGTAGCTTCTAACGCTTCAGTAACACTAGCACCTGCTACAGCAGAAAGCGTCCGGCTCTGAAAGGTAAGCGGATGTATACGGGGTGGTTTAGGTCGTCTTAGCATTTCCAACGACGCAACGCTAAAGCTTTTCTTGTTGGTCTACCTTTACTGTCTTTCATTGGTCCCTTTACTCCAGACATCCGAGCACAGAAGGAACGCTTTCTAGGACCACCACCAGGTTGAGGAGCTTTCAAATTAGAACCAGTAGCACGATTGTACTTAGCTCTACCTTTAGCAGTCAGCCCACCCTTACGGGACTTCTCACCTCTACCGAGGGACAGTGATACACCTTTACGCTTTTTTGCCATCGCGACTCTTCAGGGTAACACCACGCCTTCTTAACGCAATGATGTCAGCTTGTGTTATCTTTTTCTTATCACCAGCTACAGCAGCTAGGCGTTTCTGTTTAGGACTGTATTGTGAGTAAGGCATCGTTACTTCTTTGGAAACCCACGCTTCATATTAGCGTAAGCTTTAGCAGATATAGTAGACTTCTTCTTACTACGGCTGATGCCTAGTTTCTTTCGTCTGTTTATGTTTGCGTACAATCCTCTTTTCATCTCTTTACTAATACCTCCATCATACGATCTAGTTTGTTGTGGACTTCCT